ACAAACCACGCGTGAAGCGATTTGTGTGTCAAAAATGACAGCGGTACACACCTTAAAAGGTGTAGAATATGGAGTTCCAGAATAGGGACCGCTTACCTCCCCATCCTCTCGGTGCCTTGCCGGATTGGACGACCTCCAACCATCGTCTCTGTTCCTTAGAGAACCAGCCCGATACCGGGCATGGAAAACAAGATTGGAAGTACTCAATGAAAGAACAGAATTCCCTGTCCCACATGGCACCTCCAATCCACAGACCGACAAGTCTTGTGAGCGAAGTGGCCAGATCACTGACCGATGACTCCGGATACAGAGCGAGTTTAAACCACTCCTCTGTAGGCCGGTGGGCATGCCCATCGCGGTAGGTGGTACCCAGCAGTTTAAATTCACTGGGGTCAGAAGTCTTCTCACACTTCGGACCGTTGAGTACCATCCCTACGCACGCCGCGTCCTCTTCAGCCTGGGGGAAGCTCATCTCCTCACCAGACCGGAACGCACCGTCATCACCAAGAACTTTTGTTTTCTTACGCTGTACACCTTGGCAATTGCACAGGTAGGCGACCAAGATTCTATTGACAACAGAGTCAATCATCTGGGTCCACCAGGAGCCGGAAGGCACTCCACGACGCTTTCTGAACATACGTCCATCAGGCATCAAAATCGGGGTATTTATAAAATACCACACCATAGCATCCCAAACGTTACGCCACTTCTGGCGGTCGTGCTTTGAAACAGGCTCTCCACGAAACGTATCCCACGTTATGTTCTGCCTTAGTATATCAAAAGCGACGCGGATTAACCACGCTGGTACCTTGGTGTCAAACTTCGAAAAATCGAGTCCGTATAATTTTTCCCCTTCCCTTAAACCAACGCACCACTCAGTGTAGAGGCGCTGGGCTGATTTCCCATTCAGCATGGGTCCGTCAGGCTGGTCCATGAACTTCCTGTACATCACAGGAGCATAGAAGCCTTCCACGGCCAACATCTCGCTCGGATAAACGAAAACGAGTCTGGTCTTCGGTGCATCTGCCTCCGACATTGCACCACGTTGACCAGCAACACAAGGAGGGAACCTCATCTTGGCTGGATTGAAACGACCTCGGCCATTCTGTTTCATTCGGTGGCCTAGCCACCGTGCCTCATGATATATCTCAGTCATCACTTCGCCTTTCTTCTTTCCCATCCAGGTCACGCCTGCCGCCGTATCACGGCGCATATGGGGTCCTACTTCATGCCAATCTAATGGCTCGGACTTATGCGGAAGTTTGAAAGCCACTCGGGCTTCCTTGATCGCTGAGATCATAGCACCTCGTTGCCGAGGCGTGAGTGTGTGAAACTCGCTCTTGCCTTCGCTGAACTCTAACAGCGAGCGGTACATGCCCTGGGAGCCTTCGGGCCTCCTAGTGTAACCATATACCTGGTCGTATCTCTCTCGAGAAAAGTTTTTAAGTGTGGTCCGTACCCAGGCGTCAGTATTCGACTGACCGCCATAGACACTGTAGCCGCCGTAGCGAGCGACTTCAGATAGACCCGGCGATTCGAAATCTCTCTCGATGATATTGTGGCTTGCGCCCCTGATCCTCGCCGAAGGATCAAGGCTTGAATCATCTGGGAATTCAAGAATTACATCGAGGAAGGTTGGGTCCGTGGGGATGATTTCAGTCATGCCACAGAAAAGATGGAGGCTAAAACCCGTTGTAAAACGGTA